ATAGCATTCCTTTGTCTAAGTGCTCTAAAATAGTCATGTAACGGATTAATACGGATGAAACATGGCCGAGTAATTACTTTCCTCATTGTTCCACGTTTGCAATGTTTCACGACGTGAGGAAGTGGATTTAATATCCAATTCTTAAAACAATGTTCTTTTTTTGATTCGGATGCACCAAGGCAGCATGCCACTGTGCCACTTACCCTCACTTAGAATTTTTTTACCATTTTTGTCAACACCTTCATATTGTAACTTCAAGCAACAAATGGAAAGCTATTGGCATAACCTAACGGATGCGGATGCTGATAGGCTAATTGAAGCAATTGACCAGGCAGACGAGTATCTGCAAAAGATGATAGTATTTAGGACTGGCTTGATTCCAAAACATTTGCGTTGGCTACAAACATCCGCCCATGAGTTTTACGACTTACTCAGTCCGCGTGAACTGCAAGTATTCCAACTGCGTATTCGCAAACACACCTTTCCAGAGATAGCGCAAGCCGTAGGCGTAACAGAGTCATCATGCAAAGTATATTGGAGACGCACCTTGAACAAAATAAAGAATGTCATCGGAACACCTAATAATGATGGGTAGACCTAAAAAGAAAATTGATGGCGAGAAAGTCAAGATGCTTGCATCATTCGGATGCTCCTATGTAGAAATAGGTAAATACTTCGAGTGTGATGAAAGCACCATCCGCAGCAGATTCAAATCCAAGGTAGAAGCTGGTAGAGCAGAGATGAAATTCTCATTAAGACGCTCCATGTGGACTTCTGCACATGAACACAGATCGGTAGCAATGCAGATATTCTTAGCAAAAAACATTCTTAATATGAGTGATAAGACTGCAATCGACATGTCAGGTAATTTGGAAACAGTGTTAAAAGAATGCGGATTTGAGGATAATCCTGTTGTTAAAGCAAATAGTGAACAAGCAGAAGCTATGGAAAATCTTGGGATATCGCCCGACTCCACAGCAACTGGCATATCATAACAGCACAGCAAAATTTCGCGTAGTTTTAATGGGTAGACGCTCTGGTAAGTCCTGGAGTGCTGCACATGAGATTATGCCTTGGCTTTTAACACCAAACACTCGTGGATGGATTGTCGGACCTAACTATAGTTTAGCAAACAAGATCGCCAGGGAAGTCAGGACAATGGTAATGACCAGACTCAAACTTCCCATTGAATCCAAAAAAGAGATTAGTGGTGACTTGTATTACATGAAACTTGCTGGACTCAATAGTGAGTTATCTGTGAAGAGTGCAGATAATCCAGATTCATTGATAGGAGAAGGAATAGACTATTTAGTAATTGATGAAGCAGCATTGATACCACGCAGTACATTTGAAATGTATTTACGACCAACGCTATCTGACAGGCAAGGTTGGTGCTTATTTCTTAGCACGCCAAGAGGTTTCAACTATTTACATAAATTGTACGAATATGGCAAGAGTGAAGAGCATCCACAATGGGAGTCCTGGCGTTTCCCATCTACATTATCACCATATTTCAAAGATGACATTGAAGAATTAAAACGCACCTTAACCAAAGAGACGTTTAACCAGGAGTTTCTTTGCCAATTTCAAAGCTATGCTGGTAAGGTGTATCCAATGGATCGCACCATTCATGTTTCGGACACAGTAAAGTACGATCCATCCAAGCCAGTGTATGCTGGTTTAGATTTTGGCTATCGCTTTTCCACTGCAATAATCGTACAGCTCCACAACCAGCGTAAAGGCTTTGCTGACATACATCAAATTGATGAAATCACGTTAAAAAACACTAAAACAGAAGATTTTGCAAAGAAAATGAAGTCATTACCATACAGCTATACTGGCATATGGGGCGATCCAGCCGGATCTGGTACAAATTTGCAGAGTGGAATCTCAGATATAGCAGTGTTTAAGTCGCATGGCTTACGAGTTAACATTAGGCGCGATGCAGTGACTAGAAACGTAGTATCTGGAGTTTCACATGTCCGCAGATGGTTTGAAGATGCGAATGGTGATCCACATATTTTTATTCATCCCAAATGCAAGGAGAGCATCCAATCTTACGAAAACTACCACTATCCAGAACACAGGGAAAACAGTGCATTACGCCACGAACCGCTAAAAGATGGTGTTTTCGACCATCATTGCGATGCGTTGCGTTTTATGCTCACCAATCTATTTCCTATGCGCTCCATGACTGCTGGTGTCATCGATTGGATGTAATTATAGTATGCTAATAATCCCAGATTTAAGTGCAAGTGCTGTAAGTAATGCACTAAATAATAAGTTAAAATATATCGAGGATGAGCGTGTAAAAGAGCGTGATTATCTCATGGACTGGTACGAAGGTATCAATATTAATGATTATGTAGGTAAATATTTTAGCGCAGAAACACTACGTCAGGCAGTCACACCGCAAAATAATCTTACCAGGCGTGTATGTTCACTGCGCAGCATGACATATAAAAGACCGCCACGCATGAGAGCATCGGAATCCTATCTGTCGCTGATTAATAAACACAGTTTAAACTCACAAAGACGTATGTTGGAACGATTGACATTTCTTTTAGGAAATATGGCTTTTAGAAGTAAATGGAACGAAATGACAGGCAAACTGGAATATGAAATCTTATCTCATTTCACTCCGTTGTTCTTGGCTGGTGGTTCACGAGATGAACCAGTTGGTGTGTGTTATCCAATTGAATATCAAGGTAACGCTAGAGTTAATGAACCATTACATAGTGTCTGGACTCACGACAGTCATTATTTGATTGATGAAAGCGGAAACAAGGTTTCAGTAAATGATGGTGATATTAACCCATACGGCACATTGCCAGTCACATTTTCTCATCGTTATCCGCCTATTAGAGATTATGATGTAGGTAATGCAATCGATGTGGCGCAAACAGATTTAGCAGTCAATATAGCACTCCTGGAATTGTCTATTGCAATCAAATACGGAGCAATGGGAATCAAGTTTATTAGTGGAGTTGATGATGCAAGTCGTATCCAGATTGGCACTGACAAAATATTGTATTTACCAGAAGGTGCAAATTTTGGTGTTACCAATGCTGGTGGATCATTATCAGAAATTATTGAATCAACACGCTTCTTAGTGGAAACCACGCTAAATAACAATCATATTCGTGCAAAATACGCAAGAAACGACTCTGGTAATGCTCCGAGTGCTGCATCACTTAGTATTATCGAAATGGAAAACATGGATGAACGCTCTGCAATGACAGAAGATACATGGAGACCTTGGGAGCATCGCAGATATGAAGTGGATAGAGCAATTTTAAAAGTAGAGACTGGTAAAGAAGTCGGTGATGAATATAGTGTTGATTTTCTCGAACCAAACTATGCACTCACTCCAGAAAGTGAAATTATGCTGTGGACATGGAGATTTGATCGTGGTCTTGCAAGTCCAGAAGATTGGTTTGACTACCATAATCCAGATGCAAGTGATGATGATAAACAAAAATTCCAAGCATTACAATCTAAACAACAAGAAAAAAAAGCACCACAAAACCGATTATTAAATATTTTAACAAATGACAATAGACCAAGCAGTTGAAAGCTATGAGCAGAGTATTGAGGATAGCATCGATCAATTTACAGCAGATGTTCAAGCACTTGAAGAAGAAGGTTATTCTAGTACTGAAATACTGGCGTTTATCGCTGCAATTGATATTACGGCCTATTTTATTGAAGAGTTGGGCATGGCTACCGGACAAAACGCCTTCATGGCTGCAACGGAGACTATTCTTGCTGATTTGCCGTTTTTTGGGGTTACGACAGAGCAACAACTCTTGGCTCTCCAGAATATCCAACGCTTCACCATTGAAGGCGTAACTCGTAGTATTACTGCAAATATGCAATCAAGTATGGCACAGGGAATCGTAAGTAAAATGAATCGTAATGAGATGGCTACGTTAATGCGCAGTAATCTGAAAACTACGTTACCACGAGTGGATAATATTATTGGCACACAGCTTGGCAATTACAGACGTGCAGTTGTCACGCAGATGGCTGCTGATTTACCGGTAGAAACGCAGTACGACTATATTGGACCACAAGATGAGAAAAATCGTCCTGTATGCAGAACATTTCTAAGAAGATCACCTATGACACCAGAAGAAATCAAAAGCGTTAAAAAAGATGCAATGGAAACTGGTGGTGGAATTAATTGCCGACATTACTGGATGCCAATCAATGTTTAAGTTTAGTCAGATGTTAAAATTCACACCTGACGATATAAAACGCATGGCACATAGTACTGCAATGCGTCATCGTGATCAGATATTTCAAGGCAAGGATGCGAATAATAAGCCATTTCAGAAGTATAGTACTAGTTATGCAAAAAGGAAAAAAGCCAAAAAATTTAAAAACCAAATTAATACCAGTACCAGTCCTGTAAATATGACTTTAACTGGAAAAATGCTCAATTCTTTTGAAGTGATTAAAACCAACTTTAAAGGCAAGGAAATCAAATTTCAATACGGCATTAAGAAAAACAAGCAAGGTACAAAGATGCATGAGCATAATGAAGGTGAAGGTAGTTTGCCAAAACGATTAATTGCTGGTGAACAGGCACTAGGTAAGAAGGTAGAAGAAGGTATTGTAAGAGATTTTGCTAATAATATAGCACAAAATTTATCGCGTATGACTAAGACCAAACATGTGGTCAGAATAGGATAAAGAGAGGGCAGGATGTCTGAAGAAAACGTGCAGAGCGCACCAACGGAAGAGCAACCGCAAAAAGCTCAAGAGGTGGCAACTGATAGCCAGGATCAACCAGCACAAAGCGATGTTGGAGAATTGATAGCTGAAAGCAAGAAATATCGCTTACGTAGTCAAAAAGCAGAGTCTGAACTTGCAAAACTTAAAAAAGAAGTGGAACAAGGAAGGCAAACGCAATTGGAAGAACAGGAACAGTGGAAAACACTTGCTGAAGAGCGAGCTAACACGATTGCTGAACTTGAACCAATTGTCAAACTTGCGCGGGAGCAAGAAGAAGCAATGCGCACTGAACTGTTAGTTGACATGTCTGAAGAAGATCGTGACACATTTGGTGCATTACCAATGAACCAATTGAGAGCGATACATAAAAAATTAAATAATGCTCGTGTAAATGTAGCTAATAATCCGGCAGTACCAGTCAATGAAGTAATTGGTGAATATAAAGATATACCAGACACTGATCGACAGAAAAACTGGATTGGAATTTTAGATAAGTACAAGAAGCGAGCTAATTAGAAAAGGAAAAGATTATGGCTGAAGTCACAACAACAACCGCTGCTAATTTTATACCTGAGCTATGGCGCGATGCAATAATGGACTTTGCAATGCGTAAGTTTCAGATCAGAAACCAGGTAATGGATTTCTCATCTTTAATGAGAGAAGGTGGCGATATTTTACACATACCAAAAGTAACAGAGGAGACTGCTGCTGATTTAAGCAGTGGTTCTGCTGTCACCTATGGTGCTAACACAGATGGTAAGGTAGACCTTACTGTTAATCAACACGCATATGAAGCAAAAAGAATCGGTGATCATGTTC